TGTCATTTATAAATTCATTGCTGTATTCAAATTCTGATTGAATTAATTGAATCCATGAATCTGAAGAATATCCAATTCCATTTTCAATGTATCTTCCGCTATTTAAATGATATTGAAAATCTGAATACCCGACTTTTCCCCAATGATTAAACTTTACTTTTTGAATATGTACGGTTGTTAGATTATCAATAAAGTCACGATAAACAGTTATTCCATTATCAGTCTTATTAAAAAAGTTTGCTGAGCCTGAAATGTTATAAAGGTTTGGAACTTCATATTTTCCAGTTTGCTTATCCTTCATAATCTTAGTTGGATGCGCCACTAAAAAACAATGCAATTTATAATTTTCACAAAACATTCCAAGTTTATCCATACTTTCACCAATATACTTCGTTTCACTTTGCCCAAATTTATGTTCTAATTTATTCCACGCATCAATTACAAAGCTATCCAAACCAAATCGAAACTTTAAACTCTTTACATGATTAAGTATTGAATCCAAAGTAAAATCCTTCTCAGGCTTTACAAACCAAACTTTATTATTCAATGCTTCCTTTACTTGCCTTAGTTCTTGCATACTCATTTTATCTTTGCCTTCAAATGATTTACCTAATACTTTTCTAGCAAGTTTACTAAAATGCAATTCAGTTGGTTTATTTTCAGGTGAATAATAAGCATTACGCCATCCATGTTTAAAATGTAGTCTTAAAATTATTTCATCTAAAAAGTCAGATTTACCATGACCAGGAATGCCAGTTATTGTAGTAATATATCCCGGTACAAAAGTTAAATGATTATCAAAGTTTGGATGCCCTATTTTTAATCCCGGTTCAAGTCCGTTAATATAAATATCATCAATTTCGTTTTCAATATCTTTAACCGTAAATACTCCTTCAAGTGGAAACTCTTTAGGTTGACTTACTGATTCAATAATACCTTGAATGCCATACTTTTGTAAACATTCATTAGCATCTTTGCAGTCTTTAAACTCTATGTATTTACATCTTTCTTTACCAAGTCTTTCAGCAATTTCATCACGTAATCTTCTACCTGCATTATCGTTATCAAAGCAAAGGTAAAATTCCGGTACGTTCATAAACTTATCGGCAACCTCATCCAAATACTCTAAATTATTGTTTTTTAGGTTCGCTCCGTTCGGAACGCTTAAAACGTTTTTATAGCCACTTTGATACAATGATAGTAGGTCAACCTCACCTTCGCATAGAAACGTTCTTAAATCGCTTTTAAATGCGTTTAAACCATAAAATATAAGTTGAGAACCCTTGTGTAGTTTAAAATTCTTTGCGCCATCCCGATATTTAACATTTATCAGTTCGTTTTGGTAATTGAAATAATTGAACTGAATCGTGTTGACTTCTTTGCCAACTTGCGGCATAAACTCTAATCCTTCGCTAATATTCCAAAACTTTAATGTTTCTTGGTTTATTCCTCTGCCTTCAAACCACTTTACAACTTGGTTGCTTAATTCTGTTTTGTTCTTCCACTCAGGTTTAACGTAAACTTTCTTTTCAATTGTTTCTGACTTTAAGAATCCGTTCCAACCGCAATGGTGACAATGCCAAACTGATTTGTCTAAATTTACGCTTAAGCACTTGATATTCTTTTTCTTACGTTCAGGCGAACACTTCGGGCAAATAGTTGTTATCTCACCTGAATGTTTATGTGCAGGTATTGTAATTCCGTATTCTGAAAATGTCATAACACAAGTTTTGATTTAGTTGGTTGAACATTGTTTTTCTCCCAAGTATGAATAGCAGCTTTCCAGTTCTTCATTGAGTTCTTGCCTACTTTCCAACCATTTGATTCGTAATAGTTAAAAAACTTTTCGGCATCAATACCACGATTTCTTTCAGCACAATACTGCCTAACTTCTTCCAAAGTTGGTTTTAAATTTTTTGATACTTTATTTTTATTATTAATTACATTTATAATTTCATTTTCATTTTCATTTTCCATATGTTTATCATATGATTTAGATATGTTATTCATATCTTTTTCCTTTTTTAATCTATTTTGTCTTCTACTTTCTGAATAATTTTTACGTTTATTTATCTCATCTTCAAGACGTTGATTAAAAAAATTACCATCAGAATCTTTTTGAAATTTGCAAAATATATCTTCATCATATCCATTACATATCTTTTTCATATCTTTTTCTGATAAATGACCTCTTTGATGTTGATGACATAAAATTCTAATATATTTACCAACCTGTTCATCATTTAATAAACTTGTTCCGGTTAAAAAATCAGAACTATAAAATAAAAATGCTGGGTCTTTCATGGCTTATAAGTATTATATATTTTAAACCTTTTACTAATTGGCGGTTTAAGTACACCACATATCCAATTCTCTAATTGAATATCATATACCAAATAAGTGGTAATCTTCCACGATTTCGAAACATTGATACATTCATCAATAGCTTCATTAAAGTTTTTGTAAATCATAAATAAATAAAACTAGCCAACAATGGAAGACCCGACCGCAGAAGTTTATTAGAAACTGCATTTGGCATTGTTGGACTAGTAATATTTTTAATGTGTTTCATCAGGTCTTCGGGAGCAAATGTAATTAAATTATTTTGTGTTTATTAAAAAAAATAAATAAGTATTATTAACAAATAAATGTTAATAAATAAAATGTAACATAAATTTTAAATTTAAAGTATAATTAATTTTGTAAAAAAAGAGTTACAAATTTAACATATATAAAATAGAAAGCCATGCCGATACCAAAACCAACCAAAGACCAAACCGAAAACGAATATATTTCAACCTGCATAGCCTTTTTAGTTGGCGAGGGCAAAGACAAAGAACAGGCGGCTGCTATCTGTTATAGCAACTGGAAGGAATCGAAAATGGAAAAAGCAAAGGTTATTACTATTGATTCAAATTTTGAAAAGACTTACAATGATTATCCAAAGGCGGCAACAGAAAACGCAAAGATAGCTTTGAGATGGGCAGAGGAAAATGGATGGGGTTCATGTGGAACTCCGGTTGGTAAAACTAGGGCCAACCAATTAGCTAAAGGTGAATCAATAAGTAGAGATACAATATCTCGCATGGCAGGGTTTGAACGACATAGGCAGAATAGCCAAAAAGAACTTGGGGATGGATGTGGAAGATTAATGTGGTTAGCATGGGGTGGTGATGAAGGCATTGAATGGGCCCAGAGGAAATTAAAACAAATAGATAAAAAATAATATGAAAACAATCACAGACGCACAACGCAAAATTATGGATGAGTATGAAGCTAACTTAATCCATTTATTAAACTTACCTGAGAAAACGCATCGGGATATTTTAAATGAAGATTTTAACCATGGCAGGCCAGTTCCATGGAAAAAACACAATCTTCAAAACAAAAGAAACTTTATAGTTGAGGAATTAAAGCGAATACAACGCTGGAAAAGTAATTAAATATTTTGAATAATAAAATTATTATACAACTGTACACAGAAAGTAAATATAAAAAGTTAACTAAAAATATTTGTTCTAAATATGGGTATCAATATGCTGAGGATTTACATTCGGAGGTTGTAATTAAAATAATTGAAAAAGGAGATAATCTTTTAGAAATAAAAGATTTATTTCATTACTTTTTTGCTTTTGCCTATAGGACTATCAATGAGTACAAAATATCAAAAAAGTACGGCTACAACTTCAATAGGGTTGACTCAAACAACCTATCTACCGAAAACATTGGCTCACTTGCAGCGTTCAGTTACGAGTTACTCCCATCCGATTTACTCTATACCTTACTTGAACCGAGTAGAAATGATACGTTCAGAGACGATTACAAAAAGAAATTATTTAAAATTTATTTGGAAGTTGGGAACTATCGAGGTGTGGCAAAGCAAACCAAAATACCTTTGAGCAACGTTCGCGAAACCTTGCAAGAATTTAAAAAAGAACTGTTAAAACAAATTAATGAACATACTACTTGTCATAACGGATAACACCGGACTTCAATACCACAGGCAAATATCACCTCATGTGGTACTAGATTCAATAACTGGAGGCAATGCAATCAATGTAACTTCAACCGGTAATTTTGATATGTACCCGGATGAAAAGTTAAAAGAGCAGCAAATAGTTATATTTCTTCGTGCAATATCAATGACGAGAAAAAGTGCTGAGGTTGTAAAGAGATGCCATAAGAACGGATGCAAAGTTATTCTTGACATTGATGACTATTGGAACTTGCCATCGGACCATGGAATGTTTAGGTATAGACCGCCATTTTTTGAGATTAATACTATCGAAGCTATTGAGGCGGTTGACATGGTTACAACTACAACTAAGTTCTTCGGTAAGATAATAAAGCCATTCAATAGAAATGTTCGGGTTTTGGCTAACTGCATTGACTTAATGCAAAACCAATGGCAAAGCGAAAAAGAACAAAGCGAATCAGTGAGATATGGATGGGTTGGAGGTGTATGGCACAAAGAAGATATTGCACTAATGGAAGATTCATTTAATTATTTGTATTCAGATAACTCAGTACAAAACTACAACATTTGTTTGGGTGGTTGGAATGACAATCCTGAGTATAGAAGTATTGAATTAATGATGTCATCTAACGGAAGAGCGAAAGAAAAATACAGAAGGATAAAAGGACTAGATTATAATTTCTACGGAATGATTTACGATAACATAGATGTTGCATTAGTACCATTAAGGAATAACTTATTTAATAACTGCAAATCACCGCTTAAAATGTTGGAAGCTGCTGCAAAGGGATGCGCTGTAATAGCTTCAGAGGTTCAACCATACAATGTATTTCCAACAAACACTTATTACGCTGTGCCTACATGGGATAACAAGAAAGGTTGGTACAAAGCAATTAAACATTTGAATAAAGAGAAAAGGATGCGTGAAGATTACGCAAATAATTTAAAGGAATATGTAGCAAAAGAATATGATGCCAAAGAATGGGCGTTAACGAGATACCAAGTTTATTTAGACTTATTAAAATGAACGTAGGAATAGGAATAACCACTACACCAAATAGAGAAGCTATCTTCAAAGAAAGCTTGAAGTATTTAAAAAAATACACTAAGGTTGCAAACCTATATATTCATAACGATACAAGTTATCGTGGCGTGGCTTATTCTAAGAACATGTGCTTTTATAATCTTAGGTTCAACACTTACAACTTTGTATTTGATGATGATTGTTTTCCGATTTCAAGTGATTGGTTGGAATATATGATTGACTGTTTTGACTACACAGGCGAGAATCATTTTCTATTTTTAAATGATAAGATGCACCAACCGATTGAAAGTAATAAGCACGTTGGAATTAAAACCTACAAAGAATGTGGTGGGGTATTCTTGGCATATACAAGTAAAGCGTTAAATGAAATAGGCTACATGGATTCCGAGTATTCGGGATGGGGATTTGAACACGCTGGGTGGAGTAATAGAATACACAAAGCTGGTTTAAATAGTGCGCCATACTTAATGCCTGAGAAACTTACAACAATGCTTAGAGCCTTAGATTATGAAGGTAATATCGAAAGTAGCGTAAGTGATATAGCAAAGCGCAAAGGATTTGAAAGTAACATCAAAGTATTTCAAAGAGAATTAAACGAACAACCAACATATAAAAAGTTTAAGAGATGAAAGATAAAATAATAAAGTTCTTAGGTTATAAAAAAGTAATTATAATAAATTTAAATTGTTGGAATGAAGATAGTTTACTAATTATAAAAAAATCATTAAATGCAGATTTAGTGTTTGTTTCAAATAAAATAAAATCAATCGAAATAAAATATTTATGAAACTATTTTTTAAATGCACGAGCAGAAGCCGACCGCAAAGAATGAAAAAAACAATTGACAGCATTGTTAGTAATGTTAGTGCCGATTGTGATTACTTTATTCAATTAAGCTTAGATGAAGATGATTCCACATTAGCGGAGTATTTTAAAATGATTTCACCGGTACATGAAAAGATTATCGGCACATCAAAGAATAAGATTGATGCAATTAACCGAGATATGGATTTGGTTGACCAATGGTGGGATGTACTTATTAATGTTTCAGACGACCAAGTATTTATTTCTAAAAACTTTGATTTGGATATTGTAAACAACATGGATAATGATACCGATATGTTTCTGCATTTCCCTGATGGCAATCAAGGTGATTTAGCAACGATGAGTATTATTGGAAGAAAGTATTATTTAAGGGATGGGTATATTTATAATCCAAACTATGAATCAGTTTATTGCGATAATGAAGCACAAGACGTGGCAAAGCTTAGAGGTTGCTATAAGTTAGTAAACAAACATATCTTCAACCATGAACATCCAGCATGGGGTAAAGGGCAAATGGATGCACAGTATGCTAAAACAGAACATCACGTAACATATGAAAAAGACAGACAAACATATATCAACAGAGCAGCAAAAAACTTTTATTTATAATTATGTATTCACAGAACAACGAGGAACAAATAATACTAAACTACTTCTCAGGAAAGAAGGGAACTTTTTTGGATATAGGTGCAAACGATGGTGTTACACTATCTAATGTCAGAGCATTAGCAGAATTAGGATGGAAGGGAATACTTGTTGAACCATCTTTAAAATCTTACAATAAATGTCTTGAAAATTACAAGGACTTTAAAAAAGTAAAAGTAGAAAACTGCGCAATTGGTATTAAAACAGAACGAGCAAAGTTTTATGAATCCGGAGAACATTTAGGTAACGGAGATTATGCTTTATTAAGTTCATTAAATTTTGAGGAAACAAAAAGATGGACCAAAGAAACTTTTACAGAAACAGAAGTAAATGTTCTTACTTGGAATGATTTTAAAATAATGCGTAAAGTAAGAAAGTTTGATTTTATAACAATAGATGCTGAAGGTCTTGACTTAGAAATATTAAAACAAATAAATTTAAAACAGACAAAAACTCAAATGGTTTGTGTTGAACATAATGGTAAAAACATTGATAAATATATTGAGTATTGTGAAAAATTTGGAATGAAATCAGTTTTATTTAATCATGAAAACATTATAATGGCATTATGAAGTTATCTGTTTTGATATGCACTATACCTCAGAGAAAAGAAAAGTTTGATGTATTATTTAATAAATTAAAAGATTTAGCATTAAACAAAGAAGTTGAGATTTTATTTGATGACAGGCCAAAGGGAAGTGTTACAATAGGACAAAAAAGAAATGACCTTATTAATAAATCAAAAGGTCAATACATTTGTTTTGTTGATGATGATGATAATGTATCTAATGAATATATTGAATTAATATTAAATGCAATTGAAAGCAAACCCGATTGTGTTGGTTTTAAAATAATGTGCGACATGGAAGGTGTTAAAGAAATTGCATCAAGTTCAAATAAATATCAATGGTCTGAGAATGTAGATGGCTTTAGATATGTTAGGTCGATTTATCATAAAACACCAGTTAAAAAAGAAATAGCACTAAAATGTATGTTTCCAAATAAATCTTTTGGTGAAGATTATGAATATAGTATGAGATTAAAAAAACATTTATCAACTGAAGTATTTATTGATGAGTTTTTATATTTCTACAATTATAAATACGAAAATCCCACTACTAAATATGGACTCTAATATTAAACATTGTATTGTTAATGCTTCTAATGGTGCAGGTTGGTATCCATTAGGAACAAAACGATTAAAAGAATCTTTGATTTATCATGGATTTAATGGTGATATAATTACATTTGACAATTTCCCAAATGATGAATACAATAAACAGAATCCATACAATATTAAAGCTTCAGCAATAACAGAAGTATTAAAAAGAAAATACACTCATGTGTTATGGCTTGATTGCTCTGTTTGGGCCATTAGAAATCCAAATGAAATATTTGATGTTATAAATGAACATGGTTATTATTTTTGGCGGTCAGGTTATAATGCAGCTCAATGTTGTTCTGATAAGTGCCTAGAATATTTTGATATTTCAAGAGATGAAGCAGAGAAATATCAAGATTGTAGCACATCAATGTTTGGATTTAATACTGACAATGAACTAGGAAAAAAGTTTATTGAAAGATGGTTGAAAGCTGCAAAAGATAATGTATTTGATGGAAGCAGGTTACATGATAATCAATCAAAAGACAAAAGATTTTTATTTCATAGACAAGACCAATCAGCAGCAACAATTATATTAAATCAATTAGAATTAAAGTTGACTGATCCCGGTATTTATTCTGAATATTATTCAGATAACATAAGCAAAAGTGTAGTATTTACAATGAGAGGAATGTAATATGATTGAACTTTATATCATAATAGCATCAGTAACATGGGCGCATCTGACCGGAATACCTCAGCGGTTTAAATGGGCGTTTAAAAAGAAAAGCATTAAACCATTTGATTGTGAGTTGTGCTTATCATTTTGGTTTGTTGGGTTACATTCTTATTTTTTGGCGCATGAACCTATATGGTTTGCAATTTGCAAAGGATTAGTTGCCGGATTTATTGCTGTACTGATTTATCATTTATTACGTTTAATTAAAATAATATGACAATAGAGCAACGCAAAAGATTAGAAGGATTTAAGAATCAGTTAATGATTTATGACCAATATAAATCCATAATGCCAACAAATGAAACGATAAGGCAGATGCGTGAGTTATACCATGACATAGGACATCCACCAACTGGAAGTTGTGGCGGTTGTATTCCAATGATTATTGAAACATTAATAGACCATTTAAAAGAGGAGGGATTATATTATGCTACCTGAAGAAACAAAACAAAGAATGATTTTAGCTTTAGAGCAAAACTTAGGTATTGTTACTAATGCTTGTAAAGCTATTGGAATAAGTAGACCGATGCACTATAAATGGCTGAAAGAAGATGCGGAATATAGAAGGGCTGTAAAAGATATGGAGAATGCTGCTCTTGACTTTGCAGAATCACAACTGTTAAAGCAAATACAAAAAGGCAATCCATTATCGACTATATTTTATTTAAAGTGCAAAGGAAAAAAGAGGGGTTACATTGAGCAAAACAATTTAGAAATAAAAGGAAACATGGTTTTCCGAGCAGACTTTGGCAAAGGCGATACTATACACACCACACAAGAATCAGGACAAGATACATCAAGCCATCAATTGGGGGAGTGAGAAGTATTACATTCTGAACATCGGTAGGCAGTTTGGTAAAACCTTACTGGCTACAAATCAATTATTATATTGGGCATTAAACAATAAGAATGTTAAGTGCGCATGGGTTTCACCTACCTATAAACAAAGCAAGAAAGTATTTGATGAAATGTATAAAGCATTTCAGAAAAGACCTGAGATTTATAGGACTGTTAACCGAAGTGAATTATTGTTGGAATATGCTTCCGGTTCTACGATTCAATTCTTTAGTGCTGAGAGATACGATAACATTCGTGGTTTTACTTTTGAATATTTAGTTTGTGATGAGTTTGCTTTTATGAGTGAACAGGCATGGACTGAAGTATTGAGAGCAACTGTATTGGTTAAAGGTAGAAAGGTACTTTTAATATCAACTCCTAAAGGAAGAAATCATTTTTATAAGCTTTATCAAATGGATGGGTATAATCCGCAGTACAAAAGCTTTACAATGACTTCTTATGACAATCCTATAATTATACCATCTGAAATTGATGATGCAAAGCAAACGCTTCCTGACCATGTATTTAGACAGGAGTATTTAGCGGAGTTTATTGATGGGGGAGCTGGAATGTTTAAGGATGTTCAAATAAACAACATGCCTGAAATGACAGGAAGATATTACGCTGGTATAGATGTTGGAAGGGCAGACGATTATACGGTGCTGACTATCATTAACAATAAATCAGAAATGGTTTATTGCGACCGTTGGAGGCAAATGGACTGGACAGAAATTGTCCAAAAGATAAAACAGCAATTAGAGAAATACAATCCCGATACATTGATTGAGGTTAACTCAGTTGGTGATGCGGTATTTGAAATGCTGAGAAACGAAATACCTTCCGTTTATATTGCGCCATTTGTAACTACTTCAAAAAGCAAACAGGATATAATAGAAAATCTTATAGTGGCAAACCAAGACAAAACTTTAAAAGTTCTACAAAACGAATGGTTGTTAAAAGAGTTGGAGGTATTCTCTTATGAATACAATCCGAAAACAAGAAGCGTGAAATATTCTGCGCCATTTGGCTTCCATGATGATGGCGTTATGAGTTTGGCAATTGCTTATCAGTCATATAGACAAGCTGAGAAAACTTATTTGTCTTCAACTTTCCGCTAAAAATAGGGTACAAAACTTAATCTAATAACACTTTATAAATAGACACATGAAAACACCAAAGAACTGGAATGATGTAAGTTTAAAACAACTAATTGAAATAGAAGCAATTAGGAACGATAAGTCAATAGATAAAGAAATTTATCCTGACATAACACGTTCATTATTAATACTTTCGTTGTTTACTGGCATACCTTACAGCGAATATGAACAGATTCCGCTTAATAAGTTACAAGAAGAAATTAGTAAAATAAAATTTTTAAGTGAATTACCAAAGACTGAGGTAGTAAGAAAGTTTTATCACAAAGGTTATTATTGGAAAGTCAATTTTGATTTGAAAGAATTAACCGCACAGCAATTTATAAATCATTACGAACTTACAAAGGATAGTGAAAAGATATTTGAAAATGCAAATAAACTAATGGCTATCTATTGTGTGCCACAAAGATTTTTTATAAAGTCTAAAATGACTGATGAAAGAAAACAGGACTTAATGAAGGATTGCCCAGTCAGCGTAATTTATCCGCTGGTGGTTTTTTTTTGCAATCTTTATCCGATTTTATTCGAGGGTATAAAGGATTATTTGAATCAAGCAGACGAGTTTCTTCAGAAGACAATGAACAAAGTAGAAAAGCTAAACCAACAAGCAACCTGACATGGTATTATATTTTAGACAATCTCAGCAATTCAAACCCTTTGGTGTGGGATGAGTACATGAGTTGGACAGCATACAAATTTTTGAATGTATTACAGTTTTATAGAATAAAAGAGAAAGAATTAGAATGGCACAGAAAGGAACAGGAACGGCGGATTTCAGCGAGGCGATAAGAGATTATCTAACCAATCAAGTTGGTGAAAGCGTTTTAAACTTTCAAAAGAATGATACGCTAACTGACTTTATTAATAAGTGGGCGGACATTTGGCGTGATTCTTTAACTCAAAATAAACACATTGCAAGTGGTGAACTTTATCAATCGTTATTAGATGGGTGGGAGTTTACAACATTAGGAAAACGTGTTTATATAAAATTAATACTACCTAAGTATTATGGAGCAACTGATACAGGCAGAAATGAAACTTCAAGTAGTGGTAATGGCGCATTACGAAAAGCTTTGGCATTTGATACCGGTAAAGCTGGTGGATGGATTGCACAAAAAAAATTAGTTCCTTCAAGTGGAATGGAAATAAAAGGTAAGTATAAATTGAAAAACGGAACGATTAAAACTTATACTCGTAAACTTACAGCGGCACAAGCAAATAAATCATTGTCATTTGCAATTTCACGAAAGATACATGAAGAAGGATTTGAAGGGACACGCTGGTTTAGTAAGCATCTAAGCACATTTGAAAAAGAATTATCCGTATCACTTGAAGAGCAATTCGGTAAAGGCGCAAAGTTTAATTTAGAAATATTTGGTAAATAATGGCAATCACAATTCAATCATATCCAATAGG